TTGAGCGTTATCTAAATTGTCTTGGCAAGTTGGATCTGTATAAACATCTTCGTTCCTGCACACTCTAGCAGTAGGTTGATTTTTTATAACTATAGTTTCTTCAACTTCTACTTCAACTATGCTTTCAAAGCCATTTTCGTCTAACTGCACTTCTTCAACAATTCTTTTTATTTTCTTTTCTTCGTAGTCCCAACCTGTTTGTATAACTACTGTGCCTTCTCTATCTAAAACTTTTACGGCTTTAGTTATAAAATTAAATCTGTCAAACTTACGACAAAATTGAGCATTAAGAAGAAGTTCGTTTTGAACTGCAGATTCTTTATCTTCAAAAGTTATAGGAATACATTTAATAATGTCGTTACCGCTAACAAAAGGGTCAACTATGGTAGCGTGTTGCCATTCAGATTGCTTTTTAATATCTCTCGATACTATTTTAGATTTACCTTCTTGCTCATTGCCATAAGGTTCACCATTGTATTCTGCTTTCCATTTAGCAATAAGGCTATCTTGATTAGATTTAAGTATGTTAGCAGCTTTTAAATCTGATTTTAATGCATTTAGTAGCTGATTTTTATTTATTTTCATTTTAACCTTGAGAATTAATTTTACTAGCCACGCGAATTATCTGAAGTTGTTTTTTTACCGCTAAACGCTCCTAAAGCGCTTTTAACTACGTCACCCATATAAGGTGCAGCAAAGTAGAAAGCCAGTATTAACATCATAGCCCCAGAAGACTGAGTTAAAAAAGGTTCGTTTGCTTCAGTCATAAGTTTTATACGCTCTGTTTCTGTGTTCATAAAAATAGCTAGTTGAGTTGTAACCCAACTAAAAATAAACAAAAAGGACCAAATTAGAGCTACCAAAAAAGCAATGAATCTTCTAGCAATGTTAGAACCTTTACTCGATTCAATCCAATCAATAATCATTTTGTCTTTGTGTCGAATATTACTATTTTTGTCGTTTGCTTTTTCTTCTTCTGTATAAAATAAAGCATCGCCAGTTCTTTCCAGTAAACCAATTCCTTGTTCTAGTACTTTGTCACTAGCGAACATTTTACCTAGCCAGTTAAACATAGCATTTTCCTTCTTTAAAATCTTTACCTTGTCGAATTATTTCTATTGTACCTGTATCTGGACAAGATTCTAGCAATTTATCTAAAGTAGTTTTACTGTTTATTACATCAGGAATATTATCTGAGTCTAAATAAGTTATTCCTGTACCTACTAAACAACAACCTAATATTTGTTTAGTGTAGTTACCGGAATGAATTTGAATAAAAGTTCTACCTTTAACGTCTATAAGTTCTATAACTAATGTTTTCTTACTAGGGCTAATACGTTTTTTGTACTGATAAATATTTGGCTTTATACAACTAACATTTGTTTTATTGTTCAGCCAAGGAAGCTCCAAAGTAAAACAATAAAATTCATTTGAAGAAAGTCTTCCTATTGTAGAATCCTCGTAACTAATAGTTTCTATAGTTATATCGGGTAATTTTATCGGCATTATACAAAACCTCTATTAAGAACTCTGTTAAACATATTTAAAGATTGAGTAGTAGGTGTTATACCCAACTCTTTAGCTTTAAACACACTTCTTTCAAATCTAAGGTAGTGAGTATTGTTTTCTGATTGACCATCGCTTTTAACACCTAGATGACCTCTATAACCTACGTAGTGCAATAAGCAATCTACTAAAGATTCTGGCAAATCTACTTCTACGGTTAAATCATTAGCGTAATACTTGGGAGGTTTTGTATTATACAAAATATGTATTGTCTTACCCACTAGTGCAGGAGACACGTTAATTACTTTGTAATTTAAAAAGTTAATTCCTTCAAACTCATAATGTTCGTTAATAGGAACTTCTACTTGTTTTCTTTCTTTATTTCTTACTACCCACTCATAAACTCTTTCTGGGTACATAAAATCTTCTGGTACAGGTACTGATAAGTAACTTTCTGTAACGTCTAAAACAAGTTCTTTAGTATTTAAAGTAAAACGCTTATAAAGCTCTACCATGCCTAAATTAATAAAAGACACAATTGCTGGCACATCATTTTTTACAGCTACGCCATTAAGCTCGCTATGTTTTGCTAACGTAACTACTTCTTCTACCAGCATTAAAAAACTCCTAAACTAATTTTAAGATATTATCTTATATTTTCAAATAATAGCACAACGGTTATTAAAAGATAGTACTCCCTCCCCCTGTATTTTCTTGTTCGTCTAAATCGCCCCAAACATCATTCCATTGAGTATTGTCTTGTATGCTGTTTGTTGAAGTATCAAACATATCTAAACCGTTACTTGCAGGAGTAAATATTTCCATTTCAGATAATTGGTTTAATAAATCTATAGCATCATCGTGAGACAGCGCTTTAACTCCCCCTGCTAGTGTGTATTTACTGAGTTCGTTTGTAAATTCCTCAACTAATTCAAAAAGATCTTTAGAATATTTAGCTGCAATTTCTGGCTTTGGAAACCATATTTTATTTTGTTTAAATTTAGGCTGTACTCCAGTAACAAATCTATGGTCTTTATCTTTTATAGGTCTGATACCTACCTCTTTGCTCCCTCTTTTCTTAGCAAAGTTAAACCAAATATTTCTTTTCATCATCATTTCTTGCATGATAGAAATAAAACCGCCTTGTTGACCAGAAGTTTCTATACCTACGCTAAGAGGATTCCATTTTTTTACATAATTAAAAGTGTCATCAATGTTATCTTGCATACTCTGTCTTTTACACTGTCCATCTACCAACAGCCAATCGCTGTTACTAGAGATAGCAAACACGCCTATAGTAGAAAAGTCAGCAGATTTTTTAGTGCTCGTAGCAAAATCGGTAACTACATAAAAATTATAACCAGATTTGTTTTTAACTATTAAAGATGGGTCGTACCATTGAATGTCGTTTTCATCTACCAACAAGGTAGCTAAGTCAGTAACTTCTAGCATGTACTCTCTATAAAATAATTGTGTAGTACCTGCAGAATAAAATTGCTTGTACATATCAATAGCGTACTCGTAAGTAAATAAATCAGGCCATACACTCTTGTAATCTTCTTTTGGTACTGGGAATTTTTCACACAAAGGAAATCTTACACAACTGTAACTACCACTATTTTTTAATTGGTGTAACAAGTCATTTTCGCTTATAGGAGTACCAATATATATAATCTTGTGCTTTGGAGCTAAAGCCGGTAACGCACTAGCAAACCAGTTAGTCTTTATAGTCTCTCTAATAGCTTCAGAAGTAGCTGAATCGTTGTGTAAGATGTCATCAGCTAAAAGTACACTAGGTCTGTGACCACTAGGAGATCTTGCTCCACGCCAGTTTACGTTCATTCCTTTTCCGGCTACAAACATTTCTACTTGTTCATCGTTTACAAGCTCAATTTCTTTATCTGTTACTCTTTTTACTTTTAAAACTTGAGACAAAAATTCAGAATTAGATATTTTACTAGCTACGTTTTTAAAGAATTGTTTTACGTTACCTTCTGCACTAGCACCTAAAAATATAACAAAAGGACACTTTCCAAATCCGGGCCAATAACCCAAAGAAGCAGCATAAATTACTGCGTACTCAGCTACTGTTGATTTTCCTACGCCTCGGCAACACTCTTCTAATACATTCTTGTCTTTAGGGTCAGAACTAAATAGTAGATCTGCCATCTTGTAATGTATTTCCGGTGAAGTAAATTCTTCGTTACCTGTAGCTCTAATAAACGCTATAAACTTTAACGCTTCTTCAGAAGGAACATAAATTTTATCTCTTATGGCTTTAGCTATAGGACTAAGATTCACTAGTAAATTCCCCATCAATAACATCAGAATCAACTACCTTCATAGAACCAAACTCCTCTAAAGTAGAAGCACCACTTTCTAAACGTTCTCTTTGTCTAGCGGCTAATAAAACTAGTTGATCGTTCATTTGCTGAACTGCACTAGATTCTTTAACACCTAAATCAAGCTCAATCTTAACATTCTCCGGACCTTTAGTAGCCGCAAGCAATTCTTTAGCTGCAGCTACCCTGTCTCTATCAAATCTACCGTTTTCCATAACATCAGCCAACACTCCAATCGCCTTATACCTATAACCAGTAAACATTAAATCTAAAGGCACTTGGCTAACGGTAAGTATATCTATAACCAATTTAGACCTACGATACCTAGAAGCCGCACTAGAAAGCTCAATATACTGTGTAGTCTTACTCTTGTGACCTACTCTCTTCTTTACAAATTCCCTTTCTGAAAACACCTTACCGTAAGCTTCTATAAAAGTAGATTCTTCATTAGTAGTCAAATAAGCACAAAACCTAATAGCCTGTAAGTACTCCGCAATAGAAGCTCTATTCCGGCTCAATACAGATTCATAAGTAATAGCACTCTTTAAAAGACTCTCTCCCTGAAACTCAGGCTCTGTCCTACTAATATTAATAATATTCACTGACTCTTGTGTAATCGTATTCTTCTTAGAAGGCAGTGCTTTTTGCAGCCCTTCTAACGTTATTAAATCAGTCATAAAACTCTCTGTAATGTTACGTAATTGATTTATGCTAACACAATAAAATCTACTAGCAAACACAAACAGCTCTAACGGTTACTGTATCTACCCTAATAGAGATTGTTTTAGTTAACTACACATTGTACCTAATTGTAATTTAAAGCTCTTAGGGACGCTTACAAGGGGATGCAAATCTACTGGGAGGATTATGGATGCAAGGAAATTGTAAGGCGGAAATAATTATATTTATTAGAGGAGTAGTTCTCTCCACCCTGTACATTTGCAGATTGAGTACCCCCCCTATGTATGTATATATCAGTTGTTTTATTAGCAGACAAGCACCAAACCCACAGACTACTCTCTTCGTTGCTTGCTTGTGTGTGTCCCTACAGTTGGTCTTGGAGGTAGGTATAAGTGATGCACTACGTATCACGCCTAACTTGCATGAGGAAATATCATGGCTAATTCGAAAGTAGTAGTTGTTGTAGCAGTAGACGGTGACAAGACAAGCGCACCAATTCGTATGTACCTTAGAGATGGTTTTGTAATGCCTAAAGGTAGCACAGTAGTAAGACTCGACCCATCAGTTAATAGAGATGGCAATGAGCAAGTTACAGTGAGCAATAGTAATGTAGGTCTTATAGCATCACACGGTGTTAATTATATTGAATCAATATTAAAAGGCTTTAGAAAGAAGTCAGGCGATTCAGTATTCATTGTTGTCAAAGAATTCAAAGACAACATTCCAACAATTAAAGATTTAGAAGGTAAGTCTTTTTAAATAAATACATAACGAGCAGGCTGGTTAGTTTGCTCGTTGTAATAATAAAATATTGGAGTAATTGTGAGAGTATTAAAAGTTTTACTATCAGCATACATATTCGGATTAAGTGCAGTATTTGCTATGTACGCACTTGCCTACTACATACTATAAGGAAGCATTCTAATGGTTTTAACTAAAAAATTGGTAAGTAGCTGCATAAAAGGAAAAGAAATTCAAATAGATTGTTTAAAGAAAGAACTTATACTTCGTTTAGCGGAACTAACACAACTTAATGTTATAAAGGAAAAATTATAATGGCTACAACTACAGCAGCAAAGCAGGACAATAGTAAAGATTTGATCGAAATGTTAAAAGCTCAGACATCCACCAAAAAGCAAGGTGGGTTAGCATTTGTGTGGAACAATACAACCCACACAATAGGGGAGGCCGCAACAGCAGTAGGAGAGTTGGCAACCGCTGGAAGAGTGTTAGCCAGTAATGCAAAAGCTCAAGCAGCGCAAAGCAGGATCGAATCGGCTAATGATATATGCAGCACTATGGGTCTAAAGGTAGAAGGCATAGAAGCCTTGACGATGGCAGATGCGATTACAAACTATATCTGCTCTCAACGTTAAACATAGTATAAGAGGGGCCATCTGGCTTCTCTTTTTTTTTCTAACATCTGTTGTACATCAACCTTTTAAAGCAACACAAGATCAAGAGCAAAAGCAACACAAAAGCAACACGGTCGGATAGACAGTATCTGTTGTTTCATACGTGTGCGGCTCCTTTTCTCTTTGCTTGGTGTTAGGATAGTCACACTGTGGATTATTTTATTGTTATAACCATTAAACTTATAAGAGGAATCATGATATGGAATTACTAATGTTAGTTGCAGGTATTGTATTACTGTGGAAATTTACTAGTAGTATCAATGCTTTAGCTACATCTGCTAGAATCAAAGCAGAAGTTATGTCTGAAGAGATCATTACAGAGTCTGTCAAAGAACGTATCGAGATAGTAGAAAATTACATCAAAGAAACAGAAGGAAAGAAAGTATATTCTCATGAAGAGATAATGAAGTTAATGCGTATCAACTAAACGTACATGCATTAAACAATTTTACTAATACAATTTAAGGAAATACAAAATGAAATCATCCAGAATCAGTAAAAGTTTAGCTAAGAAATCATTAGCTAGATTAATCAAAAAAGTAAGCAACGCAAGAAAAGTGTACGTAATTATAAATGGAACAGTTGAATGCTGTTCTTAAATAAATCAGGTGTTCAGGCTAAGGTCTGAGCATCAATTTTACTTGCTTTAGATAGTCAACCCTTTATATATGTTATTCAGATGTGTACTAAAAGGTATAAAAGTTTATATAAATCAATGACTTAAGTGCATAAGTTTGTATCAGATTTGATATAAAACATATGGTTTTTGAACACTATTTGATATATAATGAGCAGTTATAGGTCAAATAAGGCACAAGAAATGATAACAACTTCAAGTAAATTCAATAAGGAAAAGAACGTTATGCAGGGGTTATCGTTAACAACAGAACAGTCTAATGAAATAGTATCTGCTGTAGGTGCTAATGCCGCTTACGTTATGATTCATTACATAGCTATAAGTAATCAGAATAGTCCTAACATGGAAGATGACCAGATAGCTAAATTAACGGGGCTAAGTGAACAAACCGTTAAACGTAATAGGTTGGAGCTAACTAAATTAGGTTGGTTCTTAAGGATTAAAGATAGATATAAAGGAGAACTGAAGATTACTTACATAGTAGGTAAGAAGAATGTTGCAGACCGTCACGTAGTATTAAACAAAACTTAAATACAATTCTTCAATTCTGTGGAAAAGTATAAAAATAACTTAGATAAAGGATTTAAAATGTCACAATTAAACTTACAAGAATTAAAAGCGAAAGTAGCAGAACTAGCAGCATCCAACTTAATTAAAATTAAAGAAGTAGCTGAAATGGCGAAACTTAAAGCAATTCTAAAGCTAGAAAGCAACGAAGCGCTGTTAAACGCTAAAGCTAAACTAATGGTATCAGGCGAAGCTACTAAACATTTAGAAACGTTAATAACAGAATGTTCAGCTATTATTTCAAGTATGCCGGTTCACAGTACTAAAACTCGTGAGAACCGTAAATGGAGTGGTTCACATCGCTACAGTTTCGGTAATCAAGTAGATGCTTTATATGAGTTAGCTACAGGTATTATTTACTCTTGTCAGGAACATAAGGAACTGTTGTTGTCTCATACAGGTTTGAGTATAGAAGTATTAAGTCAAATGGTAGAAGCATTCGGTAATCCAAGCTATTACAGCAGAAATAACCACGTTATAGTTGAAGCTCAACCTGCAAATGTAGTTGAATTGAATACTATTATACAAGTAATGCAATCAGAACTTGGTGTAACTATTGATACATCTAAATTAACAGCTAATAATTTTGAGCTAGAAAGCGTAAGAGCAGAACTTAAAGCTGCTAAAGATAACGAAGAAGCTAAAGAAGCAATTCAAGAAGCTGATCTAGAGCTGTAACAATAACAGTAGTTGTACTAATAGTTAATCAGTAATAGTTAAAGCAGGGGACAATTAAGTTCCCTGTTTACGTTTTATTGGGGATAGAAATGAGTTCAGACTACAGTATAAATAAGCAGGATTTAATTGACGCAGGTGTAGGGTTTGTAAAACAAAAAAGCGAGTACACGGATGAAATATTGTTATACGCAAATTTTCCTGACCGTGGGTATTTACGTGAAGTTGAAGAATATAGTGAAGGTAACATAATGATTAATTGTGGAGGTGCATTTAGGAATTGGTTAGACAATGATTTTTTGTACAACACTAAGATTAGATTTATAAAAATGTAAGTTTTTAGCTTTAAGGATATTTATGAAAGATTTGATATTGGCAGGCAAATTAGACTATCCGGGAAGTAAATTGCTAGAGTTATATCCAGAAAGTGTAAACGAAATACATAGATTCTGGAAAGCAATTTGGTTCAACTATTTAAACGATAACGATACAAACGGAATACACTGGTATGGAATACTAGGTATTAAATTATACAACGATATGGTTAAAAGACTAAGCTATCATGGTTGGGTTACAAGCCACGCATTAACAGGCCGCAAGTGGGTTAGCATAGAAATAAATGAAGACAAGTTATTAGAATATGTTACACCTGATGAGCTACAAGAAGTAAAAGCTAAATACAAGTATACAAAATATACTTTAGATTTTAGTGTAGCTACAAAATCAGATTCAGTTAGACAAAACGGTAGGACTAAGAAAACTGGTCTTGTTCGTAAAGGATTCAGAGATGCAGGTAATACTCAATTTGGGTATGACATGGAAGCATTGTCTGAATTTGAAGAAGCCGTAAAGCTTAATCTAACTAAGTCTATGGACAAAATTAGACATATCTACCCAGAAATGAAATCAAGTACCAGTAGTTACGATAACGTAAGTGTTGGAATATTTGATTACCACAAAGAAAATGAATTAGAAGTATTTACAACAGGCGATAACATTAACGATAGCAGAGGAAGAGCTATCAGTAATTGTCTTAGTAAAGTGTTTAATCCTATAGGCTCTAAAGATGCTAGAGCTTCATTAGTTATTACTTATTAGGTGCGAAAGCGCCTAATTATTTAGATACATTTAAGGATATATCATGAAAACTGAAACAGATGCAGTATTTTTATTCATAGCAGAATTGACAGGTAGTTTTGAAGCAGGTTCTGGCAATATGCAAGACAAAATCAAATGTGGTGAAGCAAATTATATTGGTAACTATCTACCAGAATTAGATTTAGAATCTGAAGAAGGTAGAAAAGATCTACATGAGCTTGTATGGCTTAAACGTCTGTATAAAGACCTAGACGGATACTTTAGCTTATATGTAAGCGATTGCACTAGTAGGTTCTTAGCTCTTGATGTAGGACTGTACAGAGAGGCTAATAACTATAAATGGTCTGTGTATATAGAATTAGATGCGAGCGCAAGCATGTTGCAGTACATGGGTATATTGCTCAACGATAAGCGTCTTATGTCGATGACTAATATTATAGGTGAAACTTTACAAGACCCTTGGGATTTAGAAGGTATGCCAAGACTTATGCTAAAGAAAGCTGCAACTCCAATGTTGTACGGTTCTAGTAAGCAGTGTTACGAACTGTGGCAAGATAATAATATGCCTTATACACCTGAACAAGTAGCTATTTATACTAAAGAAATGGCAGATGGTGCATTTGGTGTGGCTAATCTGTTTAAAGAATTTATATTAAACAATGCTAAACCAAAAGCAGAAATGGATGTAGATATTAATGGAGAAGTATTCTCAGTATCTTGTAACCGCTTTAGAAAGATAGGTGAGAAAACTAAAGCCTATAAAGTATGGGATACAATTGATAGAAAATACAATACAGTATTGCACACAGACACACGTAAAATACCAGATCTAAAGCAATTTAGAAGATATTTTGTAACTTTGTTAATTCACAATTTGGATTCTCAAGTATGTAATTCAGTAACTGAAAGGTTGATGGATAAATACGGATCTGGAATACCTATTCATGATGCAATATTATGTTCTCCAGCAGCAGCTTTAGACGTAAGAAAGTGGTATGCAATAGAACTAAAAGCAATACATGATAATAGAAAACTTATACTTAAAGATTTCTTTAAAAGTATAGGCATTACTGGAGCAGCACAAAGTCAGTGGAAAGATCTACAAAGTAAGATACATCAGTTTGAAGGAAATCTAGAAGTAAGCCATATGGCTCTAAAATAAAGTAAAAATGTAAAGTTAATACCTTCGGGTGTTAGCTTTATTTTTTTTTATAAGAATAAAATGGAATAATAGTAGTTCTTTGTATATTTAAGTAATTACAAAATACTCTATTTTCTCTTATTTTTTCTTAATATATTTTTTATTTTTAAAGAAAGCTAAACGAAGTTTTATAAACTACTTGTTCATATACTTCTAACGAAAATAAAAAGGCTCTTTTCATGCACGTAAATTCACAATTAACAGACGATTTTAAGGAATAAAATGGACAAACAAGAAATTTTAGAATTAACCAGAAGAAATTATCAGTTAACTTTAAGTGTTTATAATTCAACTGACAAAAAAGATTCTCTTAAAAAGGAAAGATTATTTGGAATGTTGATAGGATTTAAATCTTGTTTAAA